AATGAATTACGCTCCAGCTCCCGGAGTCTCGTTGACAAGCTCCTCAAGAACAATGAAGGAGTAAATGCGAGTTACAGCACCAGACAGACGAGTCTCAAGAAGGCTCAGATTCTGGTTGAACCGAATGTCGAACTGACTAAAGTGGCTAATCTCGCCGCCCTTGGTCGAACCAACCTGATAGTCAGCAAGGTTGCCAACAATACCAAGGAGTCTGTGCTTCTTACCCTCGGAATCGGTTCTGACACGGTTAGCAAACTGTTCTGCCGTGATCATCTCGCCAATGTTAAGAGCGGCCTGAAGCTCGGTCTTCGTTGCGTAAATACGACGGCCATTCATGTCTCTTGCAAGCAGCATCTTGTTCATAAGAGCAGGAGTGCAATAGAAGTCCGGAGTGCCAGTTCCTCTGAAGTTCTCTTCACGACCATGAAGCAGAGCCTCAATGATTGCCTCAGCATAGATGAAGTTTGTTCCGAAGCTTGTAGCTGTGCCTGTTCCCTGAAGCTCCTTCTTTGCTGCATCGATATCAAGGTCAATATGCTTAACGTAGAGCTCATCATCGGTCCAGATCGGACGAATATGCTCAGGCATAACCTTGCCTTCTGCTCCATCATCACGACCGTCACCGATCATGATTGCAGTAGCAATTTCCTCATTCAGCATAAGCCGATCAATATTATACATGTACTGAACATAATCGAAGTCAGTAATGTCAGTGATATCGTCTCTGTTAAGAGCGTCCATAACATAGACAGTCTGAGGATCAGTAGTTCTACGGATCAGCGAGAAATTGCCAGCCGGGGTCTTTCTCTTCCCCTTCTGGTATCCCTTTGCACGAAGATCATCGATTGCACGGATGTCAACCTGAGAAGTACGAACTCTGGAAATCGGGCTCTTCTTAACCTTTGCAAGGACTCTTGTGATCCATCCCTGATCAGACGTAATAAGCTCCGGAGCTCCAGGATAAACTTCCTTATAATCAGGGAACATCAGATTGAGAGACGTTCTATTATCATAGACGTTCTTCTTATCATCGAATCCGGAAACAACCTCAGCAGTATCGGCATGCTCGATGCCCTTATCTTCTGCATACTGCGCAAGAGCAGACTGAAGAGACATTCCAGGCTTCTTAGCCATCTCAAGAATCTCTCCCTGCTCAGCGTGGGAAATGATGTCTCTCGTGTCTTTTGCTTCGTTGTTCTCACCGTCAAACACGTTGTGCTTCATAGTATCTTCTCCTTTTGTTTTTGTTTTTTCTTTTTCTTCAATCAACTTACCTACAAGGAACTCAACAACCTTCTTCTGCTTGTCAGTCAAAGTGTTGTAAACGTCCTCGACGGTTTCGTTACTGTCGTCATCTTCTTCTGCAGTCTTCTGATCTGCATGCTTTACATCATCTTCTTTTGCATCAGGCGACTTTTTATCCTTCTGCTCTTTGATGATCTGACCAACAATAATGGCGACCGCTTTCTTCTGTTTTTCTGTAAGCGTATCAAATACGTCCTTTACAGTTTCAGTATCTCCTTCATCATCTTTAGACTCTGGAGACTTCTTCTTTGTATCTTCGTCCATTTCGTCATCCTCTTCGTCTTCAGCATGACAAATATAAGGTTCTCCAAATCCACTAAAAATAGCTTCATCTTCTACTTCTTCACCATGCTCAAGAACCCAATCTACTTTTGCTGTTGGATCGGAACCACCAATAACCAGAGAAAGCTCTCTTATTCTTCCATGGACAATATCATTTAATTTCTTTCCAGCACGCTTAAGATGATTTGCAAATATGCTAAGAGAATCAACGTCTCCGTTCTTAATCAGTGACTTTGCATACTGTCCTGCTGGGGTATCATTGAATTTTCCATAGGCGTACATTCCTTCAGGACGTTTCTGAAGTAAAGCATGACCAAGAACCTGTCCGACATCATTATGGTTATGCATCCATATCAGAGGGACTCGTTCTCCATCCTGCTCATCAAAGCATCCTGGCTTAATGGTTGTTCCATCGCTACAGAGGACGTCATTTTTGGTGGCCCATCCAGCAAAATCGTAATCAGCCATCTTGACTACCTCCTATCATTTTATTAATTTCTTCTTCTGCTCCAGATGCATCAGCCTCACCATTTTGAGCATCAATCGCTTCTTTGCTTTGGTTGAGATTCGGATTGTCAAGGGTTTCAGCCTTCTCGGACTTAGACGGTCGGAAGCCGATCTCAGCTCTAAGTTCGTTAGAAGTCATAATTTCATTTCTTCTGAACTTATCAGCAATCTCAGCAAGCTTAGCAACTGGGACAAGCTTAAACGGATCTCTAAAGAACACAACAGACTGGCCCTGACTCCGAGCTGTTTTGCTCAAGAATTTCCGTTTAAACTCATCACAAATTGCTGAGCATATTGGAGCAATTGTATTGTTGTAATAGTTGATCATTACAGTTTCATCTGCAGAACCATCAAGAACAGCTTGGGTGAGGTAAAGCTGGTTATACAGCTGAGCTGTAAGATCTTTAACCTGTTCCCAGAGATTATTCTCTAGGGATCGGTTAAGCTGGGTGACGTGCTCTGTTCCATCTGTCCAAGCCACTCCGTACTTTGAACCGGCTAACTGGCTTTCCAGTTCTTTCCTTCTCTGATTTGCTTCAATACGTCGCTGCTCGGATCGAACAACATAAGGAAGCTGAATGATCAGATCAAGTTTTCCAGATGCAGTTTGGGAGTTTAGATCATCTAGTTTATTGATGGTACGAACTAGACGTTGCAGAGTACTGTTTGGTTCATTCATAGTGGCATAGAAAGGATTTTCAATGATTGCCACAGAAGACTTGGGAAGTCGGACGTCTTGATAGCGTCCAGTCCTCTCGTTATACAAATGAACCATCACCTCAGATGGATACCACTGCGTAATACGGCCAACCCGAAGCTCTAATATATTAAAGCGCTCGGAAAGCTCAGTTGGGTCATAATCGGTATCGGTTGGGACAACAGCGACACAACCCTCATCAAACATAGATTGCACCAAATCTTGCAAAAGTGCTTTTCCTGTCTGATCCGTATTCGCACTGATATTCAAACAATTGTTAAGACCGGAATCAACGGGAGCCGTATATGCGCCATTCTCGTCTACCATGGCATGCTCAAACGAAATCGCTGAGACATCAATTGCTATACGGTTGTAAATAGAGGCCACAATAGAGCGTTCATTTCCTCTGGAAAATCTTGCTCTATCCGGCCTGTAAGCGTAACTGTAATACTCGATCCCCGGTCCTTCTCGAGTTATTACATTTGTCGGATTTCTGCCTAAGAAGGCATTCCATCCTGATCGAAAACGTTGAATTACTGAAGGCATTATTCAAAACTCTCCTTATTCAACTTGTATGCAACAAAGGCATCCATCAATGCTGCTACAGCATCGATCTTTGCTTCATATGCCTTCTTGTACAGTTTCTTGTTTCCATTTGTATCCTCAAGCACAATACAGTTTCCAATTGTGTAAGAGAACAGTTTCTCATCAAATATCAAAAGCCGTTGTTCAGCAAGCTTCTTCAATTCTGTAAGAGGGACAGATTCCGTCTTTGCACCCTGAATGACTTTCTCTACTCCGAACTCTCCGTTCTCAGAGCACCACCTTGCTATGAATTCTCTTGCGTTGTATGGATCATAACCGACAGATCGAATATCATACTGATGAGCCTGGATATGTCTGTCCAGAACATCGTAGACATCCATCATGTCAAGAACAGTTCCGTTTAGAACAACAAGAGAACCCTCATCAATGAACTGCTGGTATTTCTCTCGCATTGCAGCAGGTAGTTTAGAAAGGGTGTATTCCGATATGAAGTCCAGAGTTTTTATTCCGAAAGCTCCAGTACGAAGCGGGAACATAAACGTAAAAGAACAGAAGTCACCGCCCATTGAAAGGTCACAACCCATAGAGCAAGGCATCCCGTCGTAATCTTGGTGCCGGAAGGGCTTTGTTTCTTCGTATGTGAAGAAGTAAGTGTATCCTTCCATAGGCAAACCAAAACGTTTTGCAAGAATATCATTGCGATCAGCTGGGCAATTCTCAGCTCGCTCTTTCTCCAATTCGTATGTCTCCCAGGTAACTGTCTTTCCAATATTTGGATTGGCTTTTAACCACATCTCTGGCATACCAACTTCTTTAATGTTGTCAAGCTGATACCACCAGATTGATGTGTGCGGATCATAGATTTCACCTTTAAGGATCTTTTCGAGATCCATTTTGATCGTGTCACCAATTCCATTTCGGACAGTTCCTTCAGAACTTGTAGCAACAATGATCCACCCATTGTTCTTAGTATTCTTTGAAGCTCCCTGACCTAATGTATTGATCGGGTTCTCACGAATCTCTCCTGAAAGCCACTCATCAACTGTCGATACTTTGTCTCGTCTACCCTGAAGCTTATCAATCGACATTGGGCGAATCTCGAGTAAAGAATTCGTTATGAAGTTCTGAATACCTTTCTTTGTTGCTGCTAACTTTTGCCGGTCTTTCTTTGATCCAGTGGTGTTCTGAAGAGAACCAAGAGTTAGCATCTTAAGAAGTGGTCCACGAGCTCTGGCAATGGCAGTACGAATCGGTCCTAATACCTCATCCGCCTGAGCCATTGTTGGAGCGGTTGTGCATTGAACAGTTGTAGATGTGTCTACTACAAGACTATAGAATTGAATGCAAGAATCGTACATCGTCTTGGCAGAACCTCTACCAGTTATGATGTACTGACG